TGGTGGTCCATAAACATAAATTTCTTTAGGTTTAACAGCAACTCCAGACTCATCTGCATATAAACTTGGTATTGATCTAAAATGAAATCCATTATGATTCTCATAAAATATAAATCCAGATCCGTTTGTTGCAGATACCGATCTTTTTGAGATCATGTCAATACACTGAAGTGGATTGAGGTTGGGCATAACATAATTGTGTATGCCATAGGTTGGTTCAAATTCTATTGATTTTCCACAATTTAAATAATTCTCATCTTTTAAAATATCCAAAACAATTTCTTCATTTGTTCCAGAATATGATTTGGAAACTTTTGTTCTTATGTTTTTTACAGCTTCTAGTGTATTGAAATGTAGTATGTAGGATTGCACACCACCTACAGTGGCCGTGTCTCTTCTAGTAATCTCAGTGATAACTCCACTATAAGTTTTAAAATCTATCATTTCATGATCTTTTGATGACGTAAGAGAAAACATGATTCTCTCTTGACCTACTATTGGGGCTGTCTCTATAAGAGCAGTACCATCTTCAATCATCAAACTACCAGACATGACAGGTCTTCTTATACTCTCAAATATATTCAATTCAATAATTTGATTCTGAATATTGTGCGTTTCTCCTGTATTTGATAGTATGACAACATCATCCATGATATAATCACCGGCGTGTTGTGCTGTTCCTTTATCTGACATTTAACTTACTAGTCTTTCAAATTCATCAGTAAATTGTCCAAGATATGCGTTTCTCAATAAACTTATAGATCTCTTGGACTCATTTACTTTGTGTTCATAAGTGTAATTACTTATTTCAGTTGCACTAGGGTAGGTTACATTATCTACTTCTATAGTTTGAGTTACATCTCCAGAAGTTTGATATATTTCATAATGATGTGCTGCATTTTGTTGAGCTGAATCACCATACTTATCTGCAAGATACAATTGCATTTGTCTTTCCGATTTAGGCCAATCATGATATGGATCAGTGATATTGTTTACGACTAATACTACCCAATAATATTCTGGAGATCCATGATGTCTCTCTGCAATCATCTCTGGGGAATCACCATCGGGTATATCATAAGGATCTAACAGTGTAACATTATCTTTTACATTGGTTCTAAGTCTTACTCGTTTAAAAATATCAGTAACAAGTGTCCACTCAGAACCCCCATCTATATTGTAAATTGCAGGTTTAAATTGTTCAAAATAATACATCAGAAACCTTCTAGGATCTTTTCTTTTGTGATGAGTTCTGTCTCCATAAAATCTAATTTCAACTCAATTTCTGCCATCGGAGCTCCAGGCCTATCTGCAATTGGTCTGAGTGTTTGATATTGAGTTGGAGTGTAATTTACATCACAATTCAAACAAACACAAGTTGCTAATTTATTTAAAAATGTATTTTCCTCACCTCTAAACATATAGTGGATATCAAACTCAGATGGAGTCTTAAAATATCTACCAAAATCATTCATAGGTAGTTCGGGTAGCATGTGAAATTTAAACAATCTAATTATCTCATCAACCTCAACTGCTTCTTCTGGACTATGTGGTTGAAACTTCCACAACCATGAAAACTTTCTAAATCCAATTCCAGAAAACATTGATTCTAAAAAATTGTTTATTTGACGATTTGATAATTTATCATAACCTCCTCTAAGATCACCAAGACCTAGACCTTTTGCAGCTGTATTTGCAAGATTAAGACCAGCATCCAACGCAACTTGTTTTAAATAAGGTATTACTGATTTTTGAGCAGCTTCACCAGTATCAACCAAAGATCCAGCAAGAGCATCCCAATTTACATTACCACCAGACATTACTGATTTTCCAGCATCTACTAAATTTTGAAAAGATTGTACCCCTCCTTCTTCTGAAAATTTTCTACCAGCACCAATTCCTGCACCTAATATACCTCCTATTTCTCCCTCTTTATATGCGGAATTATAATTTGCAACGATTTGATTGGGCATATACAAGACAACTGCATCCTCTGTTCTTTTTGTTCTTTGTTTATGTGAATTTAACCCTGTTCTTGCTTTTCTTCTTTCTATTCTGATACCCTCAGTATTTTTTCTTTGTAATCTAGTCACTCCATTTACACTTGCTGGGTTTGATGCACCTTTGGCTCCTGTAGATGAATATTTTGGAGTAATTACCTCTTGTATCATCGTCATTGGATCACCTATATTTTTAGGTATCTCTACTCCTTTAGTAACTGATCCAGTACTAAAAATTGGATTACTGGCATCAAATCTATCTTTAGTATCATCTCCCCTCATACCAGGCCTGCCTGGTTCATTAATTGTATTGATGTAAAACATCATATAATGACCAAGATCTGATCGTTGTTGTATATCCAGTGGGTATTGTTTGGTTGCGTATGAATATTTGTAACTATCCATGTGACCAAGAGGACTATTATTGTAGGATAGATTACCAAGACTAGAAACAGTGGGTCTAGTATTTTTTGGACTATTTCCTGTATCAAGACCCATGGCTTTTTTGAGTCCTGTTTTTGCAATTCCGTTTAACATTATAGATATAATAAAGGGTTGTTAAAACTATTTATGTCATATAAAGGGAAATATCATCCTACGAATCGTAAGAAGTATCGGGGTGATGTTAATAATATTATTTATAGATCATTGTGGGAACGTAAGTTCATGGTGTATTGTGACACAAATCCCGACATCACTGAGTGGGGATCTGAAGAAATTGTCATACCCTATATGTCTCCTCTGGATAGAAAACGACACAGATACTTTCCTGACTTCTACATCAAAACCTCAAATGGTGATAAGTTCATCATAGAGATTAAACCCAAGAAGTATACCAAACCTCCAAAGAAACCTGCAAAAACCACCAAGAGATTTATCTATGAAACTCAGGAGTGGGCTCGGAATCAAGCAAAGTGGGAAGCCGCTGAATCAGTATGTAAAAGACATGGATGGAAATTCATGATACTGACAGAGGAACACATAAACCCACATAAATATTCCTATTATGGCAATAGTAGTAAGCGAAAATAAATTCATAGACAAACTCAAGAGATTGGGTAAGGGTGGATTAGGTAAATCCATGAGAGATTCTATGAATTGGTTTAAGAATAAGGTTAAAGAAATACAAGGTAGAGCTCTTCCAGCTGCAAGAAAATTGCGTAGTGAACTGGAAGATCAAGGGAGATTAGTAGCTCAACCAAAATTAGGACAAATGTACTTTTATCGGTACGATCCTAAGTTTAAAGATAAACTACCTTATTACGATACCTATCCACTGATATTTCCATTCAAGTACGAAACTTCACCAAATCCAGGCTTCTGGGGAATCAACCTTCATTACCTGTTTTTGAATGATCGTGCAATATTGATGGATGCACTAACAAAATACGTGGATGGTAAAAGATTAAATTTAACTGAAGGAGTCGTTAAGACTCTAATAAAATCTCAAAGAAGAATAATTCCTTGTGTAAAAAGATATGTGTACAGTCATGTACAGGGAAAAGGATTTGTGAATATTGACTATGATGAGTGGGACTATGCGTTTTTACTTCCAGTTCAACAATTTGAAAAGAAAACTGCGGCTACTGTCTGGAAACAAAGTAAGGAATTTTACTAGGAGAACTAATGGCAACATCACCTGAAGATTTACAAAAACAAGCAGAGATTACCAATCAAATTGGTGAACCTGGCGATAATAGAACAAGAACTCCTGAGAAGAAAACTCAGATCATAAATCAAATTGGGGAAAAGGAAGATGTAGCTAGAACTGCTGGATTTGCTGGTCCAGGCGGAATGACCTTCAATGTTCCTAGAAAAAGACTTCAAGCACTAATTAAAAAGATTCCTGGCCTTGAGGATGGTAGGAGAGTTGGTCCTAAGAAAAGTTTTGGTTCCATAGATGGTATTCGTACCATCATTGGTGCATCTGAAGGTTTCATGATTCCTACAAATTATAGAGTAAGAATTCAGCCACCAACAGGAGTATCTACAGAAGCAGGAAAAGTAAACCTGAATAGTTTAGAGTATGATTCACTAAGAAGAAACCGATCCTTAAATGGTCAGGAATTGGTAAAAGCAAATAATGCACAGAAGGCACTAGCTCAATCTCCTTTTGGGTCTTTTGGTCAACAACCAGCCCCAGCTGGTGGTCAACAATCACTAGAGGGAACTATACAGGAAATATACAGACTCGCAACTGGTGGTAGATCTGGATTTTCTATGGGATTTGATTTAACTGAAACCACTCTTGATATGTTTTGTAATCAAGTTCAGATTCCCGAAAAACAAATTTCGTTTGGATTACATAGAAGAGGTGGATATGGACCCCCAACTCCCTATCCTACACAAATACAATATGGAACCATGTCCACTTCATTTTATTCTGATGGTATTATGGCCATTAAGAAGTTCTTTGATACCTGGCAAAAACTAATATATAACGATCTAACAGGTAACATGAATTACTACAGTGAATACATCGGAAGTATGGAAATTCTTACACAAAAAACAGTTGCATTACAGCAAGGACCATCGCCTGGAAGTTCAGATAAAAGTGACAATTTTTTCCAGAAACTACAAAAGGGAGTCAAAAAATTTACAAAATCCTATGAAGATTTCTTCAGAGGAGATAATGAAAATCCAATTGATGGTCTAGATTCACAAGCACCAGAAGTAAAAACACAAGTGATAGACACTTATGGTGTAAAAGTATTTGAATGTTGGCCTTCCATTGTTGGTACTATTCAAATGGGTCACGATATGATAGACCAGATAGGTAAAATAGATGTGACATGGGCATATAGAACTTGGCAGACATTTGGATTTGGAGATGTTTCCGCTAGAGGTGGGGCAATACCCATGTCTATTGGACAACTACGAAATGAGAAAGATGGATTTCCATTTCTTGAAGATCTTCCACCTGAGCTTGGTGGTCCACTAACAGAGGGACTTACCAGTGGTATTAACTCAATTCCTGTTGGAAAAATGACAGGGGGAAGAATGGTATTTTAACATTATAATATAGTGAGGATATTATGGGATTACCTAAAATTAATACACCTGAATATGAACTAACTTTACCATCACACGATAAACCAATCAAGTATAGACCTTTTCTTGTAAAAGAAGAAAAGATACTACTGATTGCACAACAAACTGGTGAAGAAAAAGAGATGTTTTCTGCGATAAGGCAGATATGTGACTCTTGTACCTTTGGACAACTAGATTTCACTGGTATGCCTATGTTTGACCTTGAATATTTGTTTTTAAATATTCGTGCAAAGTCAGTAGGAGAAATTGTAGAGTTGGAGTTACCCTTACCTAGTGATGAAAAAGTAAAGGTCAAAACAAAAATTGACTTGACTAAGATTAAGGTACAGGTTACAGAGGGACATACAAATGAAATTGATATAACAGATGACATTAAAGTTGTCATGTTATATCCCCAATTTGATCTTATGACTCTTTTAATGGGTGGAAACAATACCACTGACATTGAGAGTGCCTTTAAACTTGTTACTGCCTGTATGGGTCAGATGTATTTCGGAGAAGATATGTACGAAGCAGCTGATCAGACAGAAGAGGAATTACAAGAATTTCTAGAAAGTTTAACACAAAATCAATTCCTAAAATTACAAGAATTTTTTGAAACGATGCCCAAGTTAAAACATGACATACAACTTGAGCATCCCAAAACAAAGAAAAAAGAAACAGTAACATTAGAGGGTCTGAACTCTTTTTTCTAGTAGCCCTTTCTCACATGAGTTTGGAAGGTCATTATGAATATTCCTTTGGTATGATACAGCATCATCATTGGAACTTGACTGAGATTGAGAACATGATTCCGTGGGAAAGGGATATTTACACTAATATGTTGATAAGGCATCTTGAGGAAGAACAACAAAGACAGCGTGATCAAGACCAAAAAATGAAACACAGGTAAATATGGCCGAAGCAATAGTAAAAGATGCAAATCTAGTTATAGATCAAAAAGCATTTACTCAAATAATTTCTAGTTTGAATGCAATCAATTCTAGCATTCAATCTATGGGAACTATTACTGAGAAACAAAAGGAAAAATTAGAAGACATAGAAGAAGAACAAGAAAAAACATCTGGTGGTATAGGTTCTTTTCTAATCAATTTTTTGAGAGGTCAGAAAGCTCAAAAACAAAGTGATGGTATTCTAAAGAAAACTTTTGGTGGAGTAATGAATATCTACAAAGGATTGAAGAAAGGAATTCTAGGTACACTATTAGCTTCACTTGCTCTTTTAGGTATTGCGTGGGTTTTGGACTATCTACAAAAATTAGATCTTAAACAATTGAGAGAGGATATAGAAAAACTTGTTGATGAGTGGTATCCAAAAATAGAAAAATACCTGAAAGATGTTAAAACAAAATGGGATCAGGCAGTAGAAGATTTTAATGAATTTTTTGGGGTTGATGTTTTAGATTGGTTAAGAACAGTTACTTATGCCTCATTTGCTCTCCCTAGACTATTTGGTATAGGTAGAGGAGTTATGTGGTTTATTGGTGCTATAGGTAGAGGATTTCAAAATGTAGGTAATTGGTTAAAAACTGTTAGTGATCAAGTCAAGAAAAACTTTGGTGTTAAAAACATAAAAACAGATTTTAAAGCACTAAAGGAATTTAGTACAGCCGCAAAAAATTTAGTAAAAGCAACTTTTAAAGCAATAACACTTGCAATGATTGAGTTGGGTAGTCGTGGTAGTAAAAAGTTTATGAAACTTTTAGGTCTTGATGAAACTGGAGTGACTAGACAAAGAATGAGACAAATGGTACGTAGTGTTAGATCAATTGCTACCAGAGCCATGTTTGCAATTCGTACTTGGGCAAACTCAACTGCTACAAAGATAGCAGATGCATCAAGTGATCTCTATAAAATGTTGATAAAACCTTTACAAATAGTATGGGCCACTGCAAGGTCCAAACTTATTGCATTGGGTGTAGCTGGAATTAGAATAACTAGAGACTCTTGGGGCTCTTTCATGTCATCAATTGATGAGATTGCAAAAATACAAAAGGCTAAATGGGTTACTCTTGCAGATGATCTAGGTAAAATGGGAATGACTCAGGCATTTACAGATTGGAAAACGTCTTTTAATTCTCAGATGACAAGGATTCGTGAGTTTGTACATAATCCGTTTAAAGGAAGATTAGGATTTATTGACGAAATAGTAAAGAGTATACGATCAATAACTGGAACTGCATCAACCACTACACAAGCTGCAGGAAAAGTTGCACAAACTGCTAACCTTGCAAGCAAGGGTGGAATGGCGTTAAGATTTGGTGGAGCTAAAACAACTATACCAGATGAAACCACTAAAATGAAAACCATATTTCAACCTGTCGTAGATGGTTTTGCAGATGTTACTAAATTAGCTAAACCTTATGTTGAGACTATAAAAACTGGTTTAACAGCAATTTTTGGTGGAACTTTTACTGCAACTGGATATGTTGCTTCTAAAACTGTTACTGGTGCATTGCAGGCGGCATCAGTTTTATTAAGACCAATTGGATCTTTTTTGACATTTTTAGGTAGACCCTTCTTTCAGGTAATATTTTCAACCATAGATGCAATTGATGGTGCGATGAAAGCTGATAAACTCATGATGAAAGCAGAACAGGACGTAACTTTTGGAGATAGAGTTGCATCTGCATTTGCAGGAATTTTTGGTGGGTTTCTAAGAGCCGGAGAGATGATATATGAATTTTTTGGGGGAAAGGAATCTGATTATGCAGAGGTAATGACAGGTAGATTTGCAAGATTTTTTAGTGTACTTTTTGATTTATCTGCACAGGATTGGATGAGTATAATTAATGTTGATGGAATGGCAAATGATTTATCTAGATTAGGTGTATTTTTTCATGGATGGTCATTACAATTTGCAGATATGTTAATGAGTGGTATAGCTGGGATAGATAGATTGTTGGCAAAAGTGGGTCTAGATTTTGGTGGTCAAGCACTACAAGATACAGCAAAAGAAGCAAGCGCAATGAATGAAGCATTTAAAACATCTCAAAAATTACTAGACCAGACAAAAGAAGCCGCAAAAGGAAGTATTGGATTTTTTGATATACAAAAATTTGTAAATAAACAAGGAACTGGATTATTTCAAAAAGTTATGGCTGAAGAAATAAAAGCTGGTATAAGTGCAGATGACTCAGCACGTAATATTAAAGAAATATTTCAAGGAATTATGAATAGAACAGATATAGGAAAAGAACAACAGATACAATTGTGGAATCAAATGGCAAATAATATGTCTCAGATTAATACGAATGTAAGTAAGCATGAAGCGTATACTCTTCTAGGAATGCACGTAACTAATGGAAGAGATGCTTATAATGAATTTTATATAAGACAATCTGGAGTGGGAAATAGATATTAGGGTCTGAGTTTCCCCAGACCCCTGACTAGTTAAGTAGTC